GAAGCGCTTTCATCTTCGATACTTAGAGAAACTTCCTTTTTTATTCGTTTTTTTTCACTTTTTGCTTTTTTATATTCCTCTCGCCATAAATCTAGCGAAGGTAGGAAGTATGCCTCAATGCCAAAAATTGGCTTAAAATTCTCTCCATTTGCCTTCAGCTTCCTCGCATGAAGCACTTGGTAGGGTAGACCATTCATGTGGCCATGATCGGTCAGTGCGAGGGCACTGGAGCCGTTGTGGAGGGCAAAATCTATATGATCTTGCGGATATCCCAGGCCATCGTTCAGGCTGAGGCCGCTGTGCGCATGCAGGCCGGCAAAAGGTATTTTCTTAGACAAGTTGTTTCTCCAATTATTTTATAGTCTAAGACTAACATAAAATGCTCTCCATGTCAAGCATTTTATGGTTCTTCGTTGTAATTATCTTCCCCTATAAGATTCCACTCGTGATAATCTAAAATATATTTTGGGGGGCGCCGGATTTCTTTATGATTTTCTGAACTTATAAAATTGCAGTATCCTTCCCAGCTATCAACTCTGTGGTACCATGGTAAATTAACTATTCCTTCTTTTTCAAATTTCATGCTCCCAAATACATCTTCGAGCGAGAAAAATCTAGCAGAATATCTTTCCTCTACCGGTAATTTTTCTTGGGGAATCCCTTTTTGCCCGGGGGCATACATTCCTGTTGCTTTTTGCCTTAAATCTCGGCGAATCTGTATAAAGTCCATGGAATCAAAAGTAAACCCTAGATACTCGCCGTCGTTCACTGTCTTGTTGTCGTAAGCTAGAGCAAAGCCTTTCTTGCTAGATATGTCACGGCGAAATTCTCTTACGACGTCGACAGGATATACGCCGTATGGAAAAGCGACATAGTATCGATCCGGAGCAACCCATTTACTAATACCAAGACTAATGTTGTAAGCAGTCATAGCGCCGTGGAGGACGCTCCAGCTTAGGCAGTCTCTTTTATCACGATCATTCGGGTGAATCGGAACATAATATATAGGAATCTGTTTTCGCTTCTCTGAGGCCTTGGGATCTTGCGGACGGACCGCCCATACTGGATCTGTAATATATTCTCCCAGGCGATGCCGTATTAAGGGCTGCATGTCATCGTTGCAAACTATCCATATTGTCTCACAGCCTGCATATGCGCACTCCACGACGGCTCTCTCAACAGCCAAATAGTTTGGCGCAATAGGCATACAACAATCGTGCCATGGAAAATTAAAATCCGAGGGCATGCCGGCGACGGGCACAACCCCAGATAAATGAAACTGTTTTTTTAAGTCGTCTTTGTTCATCTTCTTGCTATAGATTCATTTAGTTTTAAAGCATAACTATTCTGCGTTTCTAAATCTCTATATATCTCTTCTGCAGATCTGTAATCAAAAAGTATATTTTCAGTGTTTTCGTAAAAATCAGGTTTTATTTTTTTTACCTGTCTTCTTCTCGGTTCAACCTTGGCTGCATAATATTTGTACTTTTCAGGGTTCAAGTGATCTCTACCGTTTCTGGCTCCTCGAATCCCAGCGTTCTTCATGATTCGCAATATCCGGAATTTGGCGTAAGTATCCGAGTTTTCAAAAGTAGCTAGTTGAGATTTATTCAAATATGAAACTGCTGCTATATCTTTTCTTTTTCCTGCTCCATCAAATCTAGCGGAGGGATAAAAATATATTTCTTTGATAAAATTATAGTTTGTCTCAAAATAATCATAAGGGTGAATCATCCCAGACTTAACATCTACCCAGTCAACAACTTTAAAGTCGGTGGTTTCTTTTTTTGAGGGGCCAATGCCGCTTATATTCTCATTATCGAAAATTCGCAATTTATTAAATTTGATTTTAACCAGTCTAAATCTTTTCGTAGTTATTTTGAGTATGTTGTTGTCCTCAACTCGAATTTCAGCCACTTTGTCGGCTATGGGAATTTGGCCAGACAGCGACAAAATAAACGCCATTCTTTCCCATATGCCAAGCTTCGGGGGCCCAACTAATTTAACGGAATCGGCGCTTTTAAGTTCATATTGCTGAGGTTCTACATGTAATTTTTCTAGATCTGCGTCGGGAGGGAAAAACTCAAAAAATAGCGGCTTGTTTTCCTCATTAAATATTAGGGGCGCCAAACTTAAATAAGAATATATCAGCGCATTCAAGCCACTCCCTATTACAACTTCATCAAATTCATACTCATGCTTATTCATAGCATCCCGGGACATCTTCATTAGCGTATCCCTCATCTTCTTCTATCTCTCTCATTTCTTTACGAAGGCTTTTTGCTATTCGAAGCACCTTTTTGGCGTAACGGTGGCCCTTATTTTTTGCAATGCCTCGGCGGCATCGCCGGGGTCCTGCGTTGTAAGAACAAAGACTTCTTTTGTAATTCACGCGATATCGATCTACGTAATAACTTAAAATTTTGGTGCCCCTTCTGATACTAGTTTCCGAGTCAAACAACTGTTTGCATGTGAGCTTTTTTCCGAACCGATTTCGAAAACCAGCCGTGTATCTGGGTAGAATTTGAGTTAGGCCACAGGCGCCATCTCGGGAAACTGCACGTGGTGACCACCTGCTTTCAACAAAAATTAATGAAACCATCACAGATGGTTCAACGTCATATTTTTCTGCCGCATCTACAACGGTGTTCATATTTTCACATGCCGTATCGGCATTAGGGAGCGCCAACGCAACATAGGCGGCGCACAAAAGTTCTGCAATTGTCATTTATACCTCTGGCTTCGCTAAGAATATTTCACCTTGGTTTGCTCTTCCCATGGCCTCAAATTGATTTTTTGGCGGGGCTGCAGCTTTCCATTCGGTGAATCTAAATTTGGTTCTTCGATCCTTTCCTTTTACTAATCGCGACCAAACTCGTAAAGCGCTCCCTTCTTCAGTTGCAGTATACGGGCCATATAAGACATTTCCGTCGCGGTTATATACCGCTGCAAATGGCTCTCCGGGAGCTTCAAGTCTATCTTCGTAATGTTCTCCCCATCCAAAGAGAAAAGCTTCTTGGTTGTACATACTACATATGGTTTTGCAAAGTTCAAAAAGAGCATTTATGGAGTCTTTGTCAACATCCATTTTTTGAGAAAAGCCTGGTATCATCAGACTTCGTTCCGTAACGTGTGCCGGATCTTCTTCGTGCTCCTCTTCCCAGCCGCCTTCAGTTTTAACGAAGCCATAGCCGGCGCCTCGTACGAGCTTCATAAGCTCTTGGAAGTTTTTATCGTTCTCTTCAGGCGGTATATCGCCTCTATCCGAAGTGACTGATGCGAAACCGAGATCTTCAAAGTGGTTTTCGAGCCACCTCTTTAGTCTGATTTCTACAATGACCTCTTTCTTAATTAATTTCCTTATTTCTTTTAATGTAAGCTTCATTTTGAAGAAACCACCCCATATACATAATTTTCTAGTACTAAGTAGAATTCCTGATCGCCAACATCGATTTTTTGTACCATAGACCTTTCAACCAGCACTTTGTCTCCTTTTCTAAGTAAAACCTTGCAACTTGGAGCGGCTTCTATTACCTTTGCAATGAGATAGGGCTTGGGTTTTTCTTGATAGTCGTCAGGCAAAAGAATATTAGGTTTATTTTCTTCTTTTTTCTCTTCTACGATTGGTTGCACTAGTATGTGCCTATTTCTTGGGTTAAGTTTCATTTTTTCTCCTTTTATTAAATAACTATATCAAATATAATCAGATATGTCAACCACATTTTGAATATCCGCATGCTTTACAGGCAACACAGCCGTCCTGATAAATTAAGCCATTTTCTGCATTACAAGACGGGCATGCTTTATCTGAATAAGCCCTTTCGCCATTCTGAATGTAGTTCTTAAGAATTCTGGCTACACAGCGAGCAAAACTAAACATATCACTATCCTTGTCTTTCTGCAATTGTTCGACCAAAAAACTGGGCTTTGCTCCATGTCTAAGACCGAGAGATATCATTCTTGTAAAAGCGGAGTTGTTGGGGTTATCGAATACTTTAACAATACCCCTTATAATAGTCTCGTCGTCGTCCTTTCCGATATTCAAGTCATAACGGTTGTCTTTGGTTTTAAAGTGGTGCTTTGTAAGTATACCTATTGTATATTTCTTTGGAATTTCTATAAGATTTGATAAACCACCCATGACCTCATAAGGTTTTCCTTCGTATAAACCAACCAATATTGTCCACCTCTCACCTTTAATTGTTGTATGATGGATATCACAAAGCAACTCTTCTGGGCGGTTTGGCGCGCAGTATTGTGGAAACTCCTCTTTTTCTTCTGCAACCAAAACGCCAGTTCGGGATCCATCAACGTAAACGGTGATACCTTTAAGCCCGAGTTTCCATCCGAGCAAGTATAATTCTGCAACAACCGTAGGATCCGTACCTTTGGGAAGATTGATGGTAGAACTGATAGAATGATCAATGTTCTTCTGAATCGCTGCCTGAATTTCAATGCGGCGTTTCCAATCGATCTGATCGCTGGTTACAAAAAAGTCTGGTGGCGCGTCTGGTGTCTCAGTCCTTCCGGAACCAACAGTATTAAGCCACTCTTCTACATTGTGATGAAAAACTTTATATTCGAGCCACTTGTCCCCTAGATCGTCAATAAAATCCGGGACGGTCTCTGCTTCGTTGTGAGACAGCTTTCGACGTCGAGTATAAAAATTTCTGAAGACTGGCTCTAAGCCAGAACTAGTCTGAGACATAATAGATACTGAGCCAGTTGGGGCATTTGTTAGAATTGAAATATTGCGTCTCCCAGATCTCGAAATTTTCCCCCGCAAAATTTTTGGGAGGGTCGAAATAAACAAGTTGCTTTTTTCTGTGTCCCAGTCGAATACCGGAAATGCGCCGCGTTCCTTAGCTAGCTCAGCCGACTCGTCATAAGCAGAGTTGCGCAGAGTCTTATAAATTTTATTTATCTCTTCTAGGGCCTCGTCACTATCATAGGCTAAGTTAAGATTGGCCAAAGCGTCAGCAAGACCATGGGTGCCTAAACCGGTGCGGCGACCATCCTTGCAAGCAGTCAAAAGCTTGCCCCACATAGCTTTTTCATCTGACGTGTCACAGACATCGACGATCTTCTCAAGCTTTTCAATTTCAAGTTCTACAAGGTCATCGGAAAGGCGCTGCGCAGCGCTAACTACTTCGGCAAAGTTCTTGTAATCAAATTTTGCTTCACCGGTGAAGCGGTTGCGTACGAAGTTCTTTAAATTAATAGATATTAAACGGCATGAATCATTCGCAGACAACGGCAACTCGCCGCAAGGATTGGTAGTTACAGTGCGAAACCCTTGCTCTGCATACTCATGGGCCGGCAAATAGTTAATAATGTTGTCCCACATCATTAAGCCTGGTTCGGCTGTTTTTGTTGCAGAGTTGATAATAGAATCCCACAATTCAGCCGCCTCAATCTCTTTTATATGAGTTGGGTTAGAAGATTCAACCGGGAACTGCAAAACAAACTTTTCTTTGTTCTCGACGGCCCGCATAAAATCATCGTTTATCTTTACGGACACGTTGGCACCTGTGACTTTTTTAAGGTCGTGTTTCATGGTCACAAAATTTTCAATATCTGGGTGTCTTATGTCCATCGTTATCATTAATGCTCCGCGACGTCCATTTTGGCCAATCATGCGGCAGACATAAGAATAAAAATCAGCAAAGGACCAAGCACCGGTGGTGGTGCCGGCGGAGTTCTGTACTTCTGCTCCATCTGGGCGGAGTTCGGAAATGTCGACGCCTACGCCGCATCGACGCTTAAACAAGTTGGCTAGTTGTTTTCCAGTATCAACGATAGAAGAAATATTATCCTGTGGAGAGTCGACTACCACGCAATTTGAGAGCGATACATTGACATGATTATTACCGATACCCATCATTGGAGATCCTTGTGGCACAATGTAATCAAAGTTTTTAAAAAGATCATAAATTTTATCTTCAGATAGAGAGCGTTTGCCACCAAACTTTTTTTCAATTCGCGCGAATTCAGCAGCCAGTCTTCGATGCATATCATCAGGGCATTTTTCTGTTAACTCCCCGTTCTTTTTCTTTAGTGCATATTTGGTTATCCACACATTTGTTGCAAGCTCATCACCATTAAAATATTTAAGCGTTGCCTTTTCGACTTCTTCTTTTGTGTATGTCATTATCTACCTTTAAATTGTTTATATTTTTGAACTAGTAAATCTTTCTGCTCTCTGGCGGTTTGGGTGACCACCTTATGAACCGTGTCATTATCGTTTGGCTCAAGCACATGCAATTGCACATTTGACGTATCTATCATCATTGGATACACAATGCCGTCTGGGCCATTTCTATTTTTTGCAACAAACATCCTCCCTCTATTTTCTACCTTGTCTTCCATCGTTCGTGAAATTGTACAAATAAAATCTGCCACAAAACACTTGTTGAACGCTTCTGAAATTGACTCCATGGTAATAACTTCTGCGCTTAAACCAGATCGGTTGGTCTGTGAGGCAGTCCATACTGGACATTTATATTCTTGAGCTATACCCCTAAAGTCTTCGTATATAGTTTCCAACTCGTGTCTTTTCTCTTTTCTTACAATGGTAGGGCGCAACAAATCTCCATAATCAATTATAACCATATCAATAGATATGTCTCTTTGCCTAAGTTTTTCAAGGTGGTTCTTAATTGTTTGAGGTGACGCAGACTTTGTTGGATATTCTTTGACAATTAATCGAGAACTCAAATTTTGGACTTTCTCATAAATCATATCCTTAAAAGATGGGAGTTCTCTGAGTGGGACACGAGTTATGCAACTGTCATATCTAGACGCTATCACTGTTGAACCTAATTCTAAAGTATAGTGTATCACGTTTTTACCAGATTTTATAGCCGCTGAGCCTATATGTACCAAAGCCATAGATTTTCCTGCTCCGGTGGGGGCGATGACAACTCCTAACTCTCCTTGTCCTAGGCCCCCTTCGCATATATCGTCAATATGTTTCCAGCCTGTCGCGACTGGATTCCTATGATGATACACAAACCTGTCTTCAAAATCTTTGAGATAGTCGTAGCCGAAATCGTTGTCCGTTCCAAGCTTTAAGGCGCCGTTTATGACCTCAGCAATTTCGTCGAAGGACGAATTTTGAAGAAGCTTGACACTCTTGATCATTGCTTCCTTAAGTTTTTGTTTTTTACAAAAATCTAATGAAGTTTTCTTAATATATTCTTCGCCGTCAATCCCCATATCGGATTTAAAAATACGCGCGAAGTAATCTCTTACTTGAACTGCTGTAGCTTGGTTCTCATCATCCAGACTAGAACGAATAATCGTTGTCATAGTCTCATAAGATGGGTGCGCTCCAAATTCTGTCTTGTAGTCAACCAACTTTTGTATAAAAGTCTTAAGATATCGAAGCTCCAAAAAGTCAATATCAAAAACCTCAAGCATTTGATCGCAGAAACTGCGATTTTTAAGCATCAAGTGGCAGAGGTTTTCTTGAAACTTCCGGCCATATTTCGAAAAACTAGCTTTTTCGTTCGTCAATGTGATACCCCTTCGCCCCAACACTGTGGCCGGCCGTGATGCATATCTCGCCAATAGCATTCGTCGCCATTAAAATCAACGCAGTATTCGTAATGACAACACCATGTGTAATCACAATACGTGAACTCGCAGCAGCCAGAAATGTCTGAACAATAGTCAATATATTGTGGCGCTAGCGGAGGGTCATCACAAGAGTACGGTAAACCGCCAGAATATTTTAAACTGTATGACTCGTAGGGGACACACCCTACAAAAGAAAAAATGGCTAAAAATAAAAATGCTTTCATGTTACTCGCTTGCTAAGTTTGGTACGCCCCCTGGGACTTGAACCCAGGACTACCACCTTATAAGAGTGGCGCTCTAACCTCTGAGCTAAGGGCGCATAACCACTATACTAAATTTTAGGCGCCTTGTCAAGCATTATCTGCAACAATTCTCTTCATTGTTGCAAATAAATCTGTCCAATTAAAAGCACCGAAGCCGTCTTCGTTCATCATCTTCATGATTTCCGTTTTATTAAACTGTTGCTCTGCTTCTTCAACCGCATAACATATTTTCTTTTTTCCTTGAACAGAAATATATGGAGAATACAGTTGCATAATCTTATAATTTTCCTCAATTAGTTCTTTGTTTTCCAAAACACTATTAAATATTTTAAGTTTGCTATCAGTGTTCTCACAGAAATCAAATATGGTTTTGGTATCATGAGTTTTTTCCTCTGCTAAAAATGGAAATCTCTTGGCAATAGACTTTAAACCTGCGCCTTGGACTCCGGCCAAGTTATCACTTTTGTCGCCCGCTATGGCTCTCGCAAGAGCAAAATTCGTAGGGTGAATATTGTGCTTCTCAAGGATGGCGTTTTTGTTTAAAACCTCTTTCTGCACCGGTCTAAAAAGAACTGTCTCGTCATCGCAAAGCTGGAGGAAATCTTTGTCGCTACTCACGATAACCTTTTGCCAGCCTTTAAGTGAGGACATCTGAGTGACGTATGCTATAATATCGTCTGCTTCAACGCCCGGGAGCATCACCTGCGATATCGGCATCTCATTAAGAAACTCTACAAGCCGGCCTTGTTGCCACAGCTTATTCTCTAGCTCCTCATTTTCTGTTAGGTGATGCACATCGCGATTTAAACGTAGAGGCTTCCGGCCTTCTTTATAATTCTTGTTAATGAGTTTACGTTTGCGAGATCCACCTGGCCCATCCCACGCCACAACAACTTGTTCAGGTTTGGTTTCTCTTAAGAGTTTTTGAAGTATCTTCAAAAATCCTTTGACGCCGCCGATTGGTTGGCCGTTCGTAGATAAGCTTGGGTCTACGATATATGATCTGAAATACATATTCAATGCATCAATGATCACAACTCTATTTTTATTTTTTTCCACTTTTTACCTCTTCTTTCCATTCTATATTCTTTACGCCTTTCACGCACCACTTTAAGAGTCGTTTGTACGCAACCTTCTCTTTCTCTTTTAGTTCTCCTATCGGAGGGCTCCAAGAATACTTTATCTTCTTACCATTTACGATCAGTGTTTCTTTTTGTATTTCCGCAGTTGTTTCTACGAGAGCTAAAGAAAACTTCTTTTTGGGAAACTTCTTTTTTAGATCCCTCAAAAGCTTTTTCTCCATTTAAGCCTCGTCGCTGACTGGGGGGCCTTCGATATCATAGAAAGCGGCGGCAGTACCTTCTCGTTTGTCAAATTTTAGAATGACTTCCTGATCCATGATTTTTAAAATGCGGGCCCGAAAGGCTTCGTCTTGGATCTTCTCTTTCCATTTTGAAGGCTGAAATTTTACCGATTCTCCATTGCCCATATCAAGGGCATACCAAGCTCCGGAACTAACTAAATGCTTTGATCCCTTTACGGCTTCGAACCAAGATTCTTCGTCTTGAATCCCAATTTGGTCGCCCCATAAGATCTTAAATGTGCACTGTCGTCCTTGAGTTCCAAAACGAGACTTTTTGAGAGTTGCTTTAAGTTCTGATCCGATTCTAAAACCGCGATCATCCGTAATAAAAGAAGCCTTAGCTTTACGTCCTGTGAGCCAAACGCGGAGGGAGTAGGCATAGATCATTGCCTTACCTCCCGGCGTCATATAGGGCTCTACCATGGCTTCAGAGGGGCTTCTAGTGATGTTTGTCTTTAACTGGTTGAGAACCAAAAAAGTCGACTGAGTATCAGCGATTGGAATGGTAAGTTTAGACATGCCTTTCGCCAATATTCTGGCTTTCACTGCCATCGAAGACAGGGGATTGAAGTCGCCTTCAATGTCACTAATTGCTGGGGTTAAAGCCAGGGAATCCCAGATAAAAAGGAACTTGTTTCCTGTACCCAAAAGTTCCTCGATTGTTTCAAGTACAAACTCAACTGACTGTGCTTGCACATATAACAGATTCTCTAAATTGCAGCCCGCTCTCTCTAGAAACACGGGGTCAATTGCAGATTCGGAATCAAAGTAAGCGACGTCGATGCCCATTTTCTGGGCGTTTGCTGCGATCTGCGCAGCCATGTAACTTTTACCTGAGGATTCTAACCCTGCAATTTCAACAACTTTACCAACGGGTATACCAGCTAATCGACCTCTACAAGTAATAGAGTCTAGCCAGCGGGATCCAGTTGGGATCCATTCTTTAACCTCGGTTGGGTTTGCTTCTTGTAAATTATGAGCGACATTCATGCCGGCACGTTTATTAATCATGCCTCTAATGTCGGTCATGGAAATTTTTCCAGCTTTTGTATTTTTCTTTGGTCTTGCCATTGTTTTCCTGTATGATAAAGAAAGGGGCTTTAGCCGGGGAAGCTAAAGCCCCTTTCGATTTAAGGCCTTCGGCCTTTTAGCCACCTAATAGCTCTGAGAATGCGGCATCGACATCTGTAGTGTCGTTACCATCTTTGCCATATTTGGTGGTCTCTGTGGAGCGCTCTTCTGCACTCGCGTTGCCTGATAAGAATTCGTCCAAAAGTTGGCCAACTTCGTCAGGCGTTTTACGCTCAAAAAGAGTGTTGAAATCGGGGATATTCTCAAGCCACTCTTTACAGCGTACGGGTTCATCACAAAGCGGTGAATTCTTGCGACGTGGAGTAATTTTAGTTTGTGGAAAACTAGCTCCAACCGGTTTTCCATAGTGAATCACGAGATCAACACCTTCTTCAGAATCGGTGATATCACCGTACTCTGGATTCAGCACAAGGCTTAACAGCTTTTCATAAGCCATCTTTCCGTATCCCCAGATACGGACTCCCTTGTCTTCTTCGCCGCGTACAAGGACGGGAGAGAAAAAACGTTGACGAGCCATAAGGTTCTTCGCCATTTTTACACTGTCCTCTGTGCCTTCGTCGAAAAGTTCTCGTACGAAAGAGTCGAGAGGATCAGATTCCCCAAAGTTCCGTTTTGGGCTAAGAAATCCAGGATTCTTGCCCACGTTATAATGGAACCAAAAATCCTTGAACGGATCTCCATCGGCAGTTGGAACAATGCGAATAGTTTGTTCGCCATCCTCCGGTCGCCAGAAAACGGAATCACCGTTTCCTTTATTTTGAAGCTTGTTGAGCTTCGCTTTCATTTTGTCTAAATCAATAGCCATTTAGTTTTACCTCTTAGTTAAAGTCAGAACGACAAATGTCTCATTCTGCTATCTCTTAATATACCATAATTAAATTTATTTGTCAAGCAAAAAAAACTCTTCTAGAGGAATTCCTTTCTGTACAGAAGCGCTGTAGCTGACTGTGTATGCGAAGTCTCTTTTGTAGTTTGTTGCAAATATTCCATAGCTCACTTTAAGATCGTCACTTATTTTATCTTTGACTTGTTGCTTGATTCTTTTAAATAAAGCGCCGTCTGATTTAAGCTTGTCTTTATTAATAGTATAATAATACCTCATTTCGCGAGGCCTGTCAAGAAGAAAAAATTCTTTGGATTCATTATTTTCAATGTCAAAAATACCAATAGTTGATATCCTTGCAGTTTTATAAGGTTCAGAAAAGGTATTTGTTACTGAGTCAATATGATTGTACACGTTTATCATGTGCATTGTCGATACAATCATTTCATTTAGGCGATCATGGTATCCGATTAACGGCACCTCTCCAAGATGTTGTTCCACAAGAGAATTCTCGACAATGTAAATCCTTTTAAGCACAGCAGATCTAGCATACTCCTGCAAAATATTGAAAGTTACCCATTCCTGTTTTCTTTTCATTTCTGGTAAAAGTTCAACGTCCGGACGAATATATAAAATATTGATTTCGTGCCCTTTCAGATATTCTAGAATTCTTAAAGCTGTGCCGGAAATATCTCCGGAGCCTCCGACAATGAATAATATTTCTCCCTTTATATCTTTAAAGAAGTTCTTAAAATTTGGACAATACTTTTCATATTCTTCGGGACCTGATTGAGGCATCATATTATAAACGCCATCTTGCGGGAAGTCACCGTACGGTGTTCTTTTATATGCTTCCAGGCCGGTGTCGATTTTATAAATGTCATATTCATCATGCTTCGCAAAACAATCCGCAATATTACAACCCGCTTGTCCTAACCCAATAATAGTTTCCATATTACTCCTCTACGTATTCCAGTACGATGCGATCTACGAAAGACCCTTTATCAGCAATCTTCTTGAGTACTTGGCGCTGAAGATCATCGACTGCATAATCGAATGCTTCCAAAATAGCGCCGAACACTTCAGCGACATCTCCTATCTCTTCTATAGAAGGCTCTTTTAAGAATTCAATTGCTTCTTCTAGCAGCTTTTCTTTTAACTTCTGTTTATATTCCTCATGGGATGCAACATGAGTAGAATATTTTTTACCCTCGGACGTCATAATAGCAGGAATTTTATCTCTTATTAATTTATTATATACTTTCATAATTTCATTTCTTTCATTTCTTTCATTTCACCAAAATTTTTGCCGGCCTGGATATTAACCTTGAACGTTCCAAAGTCTGTTTGTGAAAACTCTTTTACGATATTTAATAAAGAATCCTTGTCCTCATCTGAGAAGTCAATAACTAGACTGTCGTGGATGCAAAAAACAATTTTAGATTTTTTACCCTCCAACAGTTTATTAACAGCAATTGCTCTCCTCAAAAAA